AAAAACAGGGGTTCGGTGGCGTGGATCGGCGGCGCGGAGGCGTTACGAGCTGTTATTCCAGGTGTTACGACGGCGGCGGCGACCGGGCCCAGGCGCGGCAAAACGACCCTTTTGCAAAGGGACATTTTCGGCAAAGTCGCGGGGACGTGTCCCTTTGCCCGTATTCCGTGGGTTTTCGGGGGTTTCGGGCCGTTTTGAGCCCACCGAAGCAAAGGGACACAAAATGATTTAGTTTTTAATCATGGCAAGACAAAAAAATTAGGCGGTTCCGTCGCGGGCCTCACGGCTCCCAGCGGGGCCGCTTTTTTCGTCCTCGCTCCCGTCGAAATATGTCGAGTAAATAGATTCTTTTTTCTCCTCGACGTGGCGCTTGTACTTGAAGTAGACGAGGTCAAAGATCTCCTCCCGATGGGACGGCGGAAGGAGCCGGTACATGGCGACGAGATCCACCTCATCCTCGGACAGCGGGAGGCCGTCACAGGTGAGGCCCTGGCGCTCCTTCTCCGCCTCGAGATCCGGTCGGTCTCCATTTGTCGAAGTCTCCGAAACGCTACTACCGAAGACAAGATAGTCAAGGGACACTTGTAGATATTCGGCGACCGGAACCAGCTTGTCAAGGCGCGGGCTTTGCGTCGACCATCGCTTTATTGTACCATTTCCGAGCCCCAATTCCTGCTCGACGCGCTTGAAATTGGTTCCTTTTTCTTTGATTCGTTTCTCAATTCTATTCACAAGGTCAGACATGATATACCTCCTCGAAAAGTCTCTACACGGAGATTTTCCTATTGACAAATCTCCGAACGGCTACTATAATGAAGTAGGATTAAAAATTTAAGCAAATCAAGCATAGCACACCACCCACCAAAAGGAAAGACCAAAGGAGGCGGCGGTAGAGTAAAAGCGAGCGGCGAGGGCCTGTTCACCCCCTTTACTTCAATTCGTTTCCGGCGTCACAAACTGGACACAGCACCACACGGCGGACGCCTCGCCGCCGGATGGGAGCGCCGCAAGAGCAGCACCGATGCTTCGATACTCTACAGAGCGAAGCATAGCGAAAGAAGTCGAGAGAGCTCGCGCGGTTCGGGTCGGCGGGCGTTGCAGCGCCCCCGGCCCGGTTAGAGAAATTATTTCTTAGGTTCATTTTGAGCAGCCCTCGCCGCCCGCTTTTACTCTACCATATACCGCACCGAAACGCAAAGGAGGCGATCTCTTTGAGACGCGGCAAGAAGCCAACCAGGAAGCAGAAGATCCGGCTCGGACAAGCGGGCCTCTCGCCGGAGAACTGGCTCGTCGTGAAGCAGAAGCAGAACGGGGAGCTCGTCATCCTCCACAAGCACACGGACACGATCCGGGTCGTCCCTCCCCTGGGACAGTGACCCCCACACACAGAAAGGAAGGAACAGCAGCATGAGAAAGATGAAGAAGATCAACGGCTACCTCGTCGTCAAGTTCAACGCCCGGGAGCTCCGGGAGCTCCGGGAGTACGAGGGGACGGCCCTCGGCGAGTATGGCGTCATCGACGCCGAGCTCTACACCGGCATCCTGGACGTCGACCGGGGCGCGATGGAGTACGACAACGCGGGCAGCATGGAGGAGGCCGTGGAGCTGGCCCGGGGCCTCGAGTCGGAGCTCGACGCCGAGGAGCCCGAGGTCAAGGTCACGATCGTCAAGGAGACCGACGAGACCACCGAGGAGGAAGAAGTCGACGCGCAGCAGATGATCGCCGGATGGGAGAACGTCCTCCGGGGGCAGGTCGCGAGCGCCCACTATAAGGACGTGGACGAGCGCACGGCAGCGCATGAGCTTTACGGCTACAAGGTCGCCCTCCGCGACCTGGGCCTTCTGGATCGGGAAGACTGCTACGTCCTCCCGGACACCTTCGGGGAGGCCCCGGGGCCGCTCCCCAAGAAGCCGGAGGAGCTCCTCGCCTATGTGTGCGACGAGCTTTGTCGGCACCGCCGCCCGGAGATGCCGCAAGAGGAGCTCGACGCGGTTTGTGAGAAGTGCTCCCTCGAGCGGCTGGCGAACGAGGCCGACGGGCGAGATCTCCGGGCTCGGGAGAAAGCCCTCGGGGCGCTCTATGGGCTCGTCGACCGTATCCGAGACCGAGAGAGCAGCGTCGAGGCCGACCGGGTCGGCGCAGAGGCCCGGGCCTATCTCCGGGCGCTGGCGACTGTCCAGGTTATCACGGAGCGAGAGCGGGAGTCCTTCGCCGCAGCCATTGAGGACGCGGTCAAGGCCCGGACGGCTCCGGCGGAGCGGACGACCTTCGAGCACCTTCACCCGGATCTCAAGCGGCACCGGGAGACGGCGAAGATCTACGCCCTGGGGCTGGCGCTGGCGGAGAAATGCCCGCCCAACGATTGCCGGGTGTACCTCAACATCTTCAACGCGGCCCGGGAGCTGGACGCCGCCCTGGACAACCTGGACGCCGACGGCGCTCCGGCGCTGGCCTTGCGGAAGGAACTCCGGGAACGGGTCGGGGAGCTGGCGGAGATGATGGAAGACAACTACGCCGTCGAGCAGTACCGGAAGGGAGGCGGGGCGAAATGAGAGCGGAGCTCAAGCGAGCCGCCGACCTCGTCGCCTTCCAGCGGCGCGAGGCCCTGTCTCGGAAGCGGCTCTCGGGAGACCCCCGGAACCCATTCCGCCCCCGGTATGGCGCGGAGCTGACCTTCGCCGCCGCGTCACAGGAGGCCGAGACCCTGGGCTATATTCTCAAATTGCTTGAGAAGGAAGCGGCCCGAGAGTGTGCGAGGCGGGTCTTCCCCACGCTGGACGCGATCCTCGACTTCGTCGTCGGCCTGGGCCTCATGGCCCTCGGGGGCCTGGGGCTCGCCGCCGCGTGTGTCGTGGCAGGAGCGCCGGACAGCTTCACCCGTGCGGCGGCGCTGCTGGGCCTGGGGTTTATGGCAGCGGTCAACCTGCACCGGCAGAAGCGGAAGTAAATCTAAGAACGACTACACAGGAAGGAGGACAGCGGTGAAAAGCAACGGTAAACTTTGCCCCCTGGGGAAGCTCGTCGTCAAGGCGCTCACCGACCAGGACAAGACGAAGACGCAGCTCGCCGCCGAGATCGGTACGTCGCCGCAGTATCTAAGCTACATTCTCTACGGCGTCCGGTCGGGCGAGAAGTACCTCCCGGCGATCATCGCGGCCCTCAACCTCGACCCCCGGAAGGTCGAGAAGGTAACGGCAGCGTAACACCAGGAAGGGAGGGACAGGAGTGCCGGACGTATTCATCGGGCTCAAGGAGGCCGCAGCCTTCGAGGGTATCAGCTACGACACCATTAAAAAGCGGGTTCAGAGAAACCCCCAGCAGTACAAGACCAAAATGCAGCCCAGCGAGGCGGGCGGACGCGAGCAAGTCCTTGTCTCCGTCGACTCCCTCACAGCCAAGGGCCGGAAGGCGTGGCGGGCGGCACAGAAGATAGACGGGAGGGATGTCGTCATAGAGAAGCGAACAGAGTCCGCGCCCTGGTATGTGGGCGTCGACCTCAACCACTACACCGAGCAGCACAAGAAGGCGTTCTACGAGGCCGTCGAGCTGGCGGCGAGGGTGCAAGACTTCATCGACTACGACGGCCCCGACCGCACGGCCTACGCCGAGCGGTACGCGCTGGGCCTGGGAGTGAGTCTCCCGACCCTCTACCGCTACGTCGACAACATCCTCAAGGCGAACGCCTGGGCCCTCAAGATGGAGAAGGAGGACGGCCAGAGCCGGGACTATTTCCGGGCGCTGTCCTTGTGTCGGAAGCCGAAGGCGACCGCCACCTTCCCGAGTCTCACGGATGAGCAAAAGGCGCTCATTCAAAATATATGGTTCGACCGGCGCTTCGCGGCCAACCTGGGAACGATCGAAATGCTCTACGAGAAGTTCGAGGAGGTCGCCGAGGGCCGGGGCTGTGAGAACTACCCCAGCATCAAGACGGTCGCCCGATACATCAAGCACCTTATGGACAGCCGGGGCGGAGAGTCGGCCCGCTACCTCGCGGCCAACGGCTCCCGGGAGTGGAAGAACAAGAAGATGCTCAAGGGCAAGCGCGACGCGACGAGCCTCAAGGTCATGGAGTACGTCGTCGGCGACGAGCACACCTTCGACTTTTGGGTTCAGTGGGTCGCCCCGAACGGGAAGATCAAGGCCGTCCGCCCGAAGCTCGTCGCATGGATGGACATGCGGAGCCGGGCGATCGTGGGCGACGTCGCTTGTGTGGACGCCAACAACCAGACCCTAAAGGAGAGCCTCGTCAAGATGCTCTACTCCAACCCGGGCGGCGTCCCTCACATCCTCCACGTCGACAACGGCAAGGACTACACGGCGAAGACCATGACCGGACAGAGCCGCAAGAAGCGGAACATCGACTTCGAGTTCGACGCCGAGACCGTGGGCTTCTACCAGAGCATCGGCATCGAGGAGGTCGGGCGGTCGCTCCCCTATCAGCCGTGGGACAAGCCGATCGAGCGCTTCTTCTCGACCGTGTGTTCCAAGTTCTCGAAATGGTTCGAGAGCTACACGGGAACCCTCACCGGCTCCAAGACCTACGCCAAGCGGCAGAAGGACATCGACGGGATGCTCGAGCGCGGCGAGCTGCTGACGATGGAGGAGTTCTTCGAGGCGTGGACGAAGTGGAAGAACGAGAAGTACCACACCCGGGAGCACCGGGGCCTCAAGGACGCGGGTGAGAAGTGGATCACGCCGATCTCTCTCTTTGAGAATGGCGAGCGCTACGAGAAGGCAGCTCCGCCCCGCGAGTATGCGGCGATGCTGCTCATGAAGGCCGACACCGCCCGCGTGACGAACCAGGGGATCAACAAGTTCGGCACCCTCTACACGGACTACGAGCTTTGCCACTACGTCGGCAAGCATGTCGGCATCAAGTGGGACATCGACGACGTCACGAAGCTCTACGTCTTCGACCAGGAGGGCCGGAAGATATGCGAAGCTGTCTCCGCCGAGCTGCTGGCCTTCGGGCCTCACTGTTCGCAAGCGGCGCTCGAGCGCCACCTCCGCGACCAGAAACGGCAGGAGAAGGAAATGCGGGAGATCCTGGACAGCATGACGCGGCCCTACGAGGCCCGCATCCAGGAGGGCGGACGGCCCTCCGAGGCGGTCGGTATGATCGACTTGACCATCAAGGCGGAACGGCCCTCGAAGCTCATCTCCCTCCCGAACGACAAGGAGTTCCGGGCGGAGATGGCGGCGGGCCGGAAAACCGGGAAGAAGGCATCCGGGGACGAGTTCCTCGGGAAGAAGGCAGACGACGCCCTCGCTCGCTTGAGGGCTATGAACGAATAGGAGGAACAACATGGAAATCACAGCAGCAGCGGCCCAGGCCACAACCTACACCACCGGCAAGACCCTTGCCGAGCAGATCAACGACTACCTCGCAGCCTCGAAGACCAGCATCGCCACCCTGGCGAGCGAGATCCCGGGCTATTCCCGCCCGACGATCTCCCGCTACCTCTCCGGCAAGTACGAGGGGGACATCTCCACCATCGAGAAGCTCCTCGCGGACTGGCTGGCCCAGCGCACCGGCGAGGCCGTGGAGCTCCCGGAGCCGGGGCGCAAGACCGGACGGAAGCCCGTCTTCTATGAGAGCCGGGACGCCCTCAAGGTGCTCGGCGTGTGTCAAAGCTGTCAAGAGTACATCGGCCTCGGCATCGTGGTCGCCCGCAGCGGCTACGGCAAGACCTACTCCCTCCGGCAGTACGCGAAGCTCCCCCGGGTCGCCTACATTGAGTGCGACGACACCATGAGCAGCCGCGATCTTGTGGAGGCAATCGAGAAGGCCCTCGGCATCCCCAGCGGCTACGGCACTATCTGGCGCAGGGTCAACGGCATCCGGGACTTCTTCAACACGAACAAGGGCTACCTCCTCATCATCGACGAGGCGGACAAGCTCGTCTCGAAGTACACCCAAAAGAAGATGGAGATCCTCCGGGCGATCTTCGACCAATCCGACGTGGGGCTCGTCATCGCCGGAGAGCCGAAGCTCGAGGCGCAGATCAAGACCTACCTCGCCCGCATGGCGAACCGGGTCGACTTCTATGTCTCCCTCAAGGGACTCGACCCCTCGGAGGTGGAGGGCTACCTCGAGGGCTTCGAGGTAGATCCCGACGCGATGGTCGAGCTCAAGGCCCGGGCCTGCAACATGCAGACCGGATGCTTCCGACTCCTCGACCGAACCCTCTCCAACGTCTCCCGCATCCTTGAGGAGCGCGGCGAGAGAGTCGTCACCGTGAAGATCATCGAGCAAGCCTCGAGCCTCATGATGCTCTAACACGGAGGGGGCCGGGACAATGAAAATGAGAAAGCAGCGTCTCATGGGTCTCGCTATGCTGGCGATCACCGCCCTCATCCTGGTCATGGCCCGAGACGGGAAGACGCCGGAGGACAGCGACGCGACCGCCGCTCTCCTCACCGGGCCGCTCGGCCTCTATATGCTCCTCTCTAAGACCTACATCCTATACGACGGAGAGGAGCCGAAGGAGGCCACCGAAGCAAGCCGCAGCGGGGAGGCAACTCCCCGGGCATATATCAACAAGCACAGAAAGGAAGGAGCCTACACATGGCAAGGAAAAGAGTGGTCGAACCCTCCGGGGTCAAGACCTGGGAGGACGCGAACGACGCCCTCCGTCAGATTGCAGAAGCGCAGCTCGCCGTCCAGGACATTGAGGGCGAGATGAACAAGCAGATCCTCGGGGCCAAGAAGGCCGCAGAGGAGCAGAGCAAGCCCCACAAGGACAGGATCGCCAAGCTCGAGCGCGAGCTCAAGGACTTCGTCACCGAGCACCGGGCGGACATGGGGAAGGCGAAGTCGAAGATCCTCACCTTCGGCGAGGTCGGCTTCCGGCTCTCGACCTCCGTGTCCCTCCCCAGGGCGAAGGAGAAGATCGAGGAGATCATCCGCCGCCTCAAGAACCGGCAGATGATGGACTGCATCGTCGTCAAGGAGGACGTCTCGAAGGAGGCCCTCAAGAAGTACGGCGAGGACACCGTCAACGCGGTCGGCGCTACCTGGAAGCAGCAAGACGTCTTCGGCTACGAGCTGGACTTCGCGAAGCTGGAACAGGTCAAGAGCGGCATGTAAGGGGGGCGGGCTTCATGCGGGTCGACATCACCACCACGAGAAAGAAGTACCGGGTCATCTACGCCGACCCTCCATGGAAGTTCAGCAGCAAGGAAGCAACTGGAAAAACGCGGGGGGTAATTTCTACCACCTATAAAACCCTCGAAGCGGTCTATCCGACCATGACCACCGAGGCCCTCAAGGAGCTCGACGTCGGGCGCATCGCCCACCGAGACGCGGCGCTCTTTATGTGGGCCACCGACGCCCACATCCCGGACGCCCTCGAGCTCTATCGGGCGTGGGGGTTCCGGTATGTGACCGTCGCCTTTGTGTGGTCGAAGAAGACCGTCAACGGGAAGACCGTCTCGAACCTCGCGCCCTGGACGCTCAAAAACTGTGAGCTTTGCCTCATGGGGACGCGGGGCCGGATGGTTCAGTACAAGCAGAAGAACAACATCCCGCAGCTCGTGGAGGCCGTGAGAACGCGGCACAGCGAGAAGCCGGAGGAAGTCCGCCGCCGCATCGAGGAGCTGTTCGGGGACGTCCCCCGGATCGAACTCTTTGCCCGGAAAAGGTTCCACGGCTGGGACTGTTGGGGAAACGAGGTGTAAATCATGGCAGCAACACGCAGCGGAAGGAAGCTCCCCTCCATCCGCACACTATGGGCGATCGCGAAGTCGCCCGAGCTCCGGCTCTCGGACGAAGACCTTCACGGGGTCGTGTACCGGGAGACCGGCAAGGAGAGCATGAAGAAGCTGACGCAGGGCGAGATCACCAACGTCGCCCGCGTCCTGCAAAACATGAAGGACAGCGCCGCCCGGAGTACCGGCGACAAACGGACGGACGAGGGCGGCAACCCCACCACCGAACGGCAGCGCCGGAAGATCTACGCGCTCACCGAGGCCCTGGGGTGGAACAACGACAAGCGCCGGATCGAGGGCTTTGTGAAGCGGATGACCGGCATCGACCGGCTCGAGTGGCTGAACACAGCCCAGTGTGAGAAGGTCATCGAGGGCCTCAAGGCGATCCTTGCCAGAGAGCAGCGGAAGGGGGCCGGGCGGGATGGATAACGAGAACCAGCGGGAGCTCGATGTCCTGGCCGCGCTGGAAGGCATCCACCGGATGCAAAAGAGCATCCGGGACACGGAGCTGGACATGGTGGTGGAGACCGGGATCATCTTCCTTCGCTTGCACTATCAGCGGCTCCCGCCCAGAGTAGCCCGCCGTCTGACGGAGATCTCGCCCCAGGACGTGGCGGAGGTGTCGGAGGTCATCCGAGAGAACGGCGCGACGCCGGAGCAGCGGCGAAGCCTGGGCGACCGACTGGCGAGCGACGCAGCCGTCGCCCAAGTCATCCGGGCGGCGAATGTCTACCGGGAGCGGCTGGGCTACGGCCCGCTCGAGTCAGAGGTGGAAGCGTGAGCGGGCGGAAGACTGGGGCGGCGGAGCTTGTCGAAAGGATCGCCGTCTCCCTGGCGGTGAACGAGATCGTCCTCGCTCGGCGCTTCCTGGGAGAGCGCACCAGCAAGGAAGACCGCGAGGAGCTGCTCAAGCTCACGGCCTCCGAGCTCACCTCGACGGCCCAGGTGCTCGCCTCCGCCGTGCATCTCCGGCAGCAGGTGGAGACGGCGGAGTTCACGCGGGCCCTCATAGAGCAGCAGAAGGCCGCGCAGCAGCCCCCAGGCGGGCCGCTTGCGTGTTAAGGGGGGACGGTATGCCGACGAAGAAGAAACGCCTCACGCAGCGCGAGAAGGCCGAGAGGGCGAAGATGAAGAAGGAGCTCCAAGCGGAAGGAGTCCTCCCGCCGGACAAGCCGCGCCTCAACCGGAAGAAGTTCGCCCGGGAAACCTGGGCCGAGTGGGAGGAGTTCCTCAAGAGAGACCCCATTCTCGCGGAGGTTCGCCTTCTTCGGGCCGTCGAGTTTATGGCGGGCCCGGAAGTGCCGAAGATCACCCCGGAGCAGATCGGCGTCTTCAAGGCCCTCAAGATCGCGATCGAGCTCGACAAGTTCTTCCGGCGTCTGGAAGCGGAGGGCCGAAAACAATACACAATCGGGGAGATTGCCGACGAAGTCTTTCTCCCTGTTTGGAAACTATAAGGAGGTAAACAACACACCATGAAGTACAGCAAAAGCAACCCACCCATGACGTGCATGATGACACAAAGCTCTTGCTATAAGGGCACCGAGAAGATGACGGTCAAGGGCATCTTGTGGCATAGCACCGGAGCAAACAACCCGACCCTAAAGCGCTATGTCCAGCCGGACGACAACGCCGCCGACCGAGCCGAGCTCCTGTCCAAGCTGGGCACCAACGCGAACAAGAACGACTGGAACCACACGAGCGTCCAGGCGGGCTTGAACGCCTGGATCGGAAAGCTCGCGGACGGGAGTGTCGCGGCGGTTCAGACTATGCCCTGGGACTTTAGGCCGTGGGGATGTGGGAGCGGCAGCAAGGGATCGTGCAATAGCGGGTGGATTCAGTTTGAAATCTGTGAGGACGCCTTGACGGATGCCGACTACTTTGCCGCCGTGTATAAAGAGGCGTGTGAGCTGACGGCGTACCTTTGCACCCTCTACGGCATCGACCCCAAAGGAACCGCCGATTGTTCCGGCGTCACTGTCCCGACCATCTTGTGCCACGCGGACAGCTACAAGTTGAAGCTCGGCAGCAATCACGCCGACGTGACACACTGGTTCCCCAAGTTCGGGAAGTCGATGGAGACGGCCCGGAACGACGTCGCGGCCTTGATGGAGGGCTCCACCGCGCCGAGCACCGGAGATAATACCGAGATCATGGGCAAGGCCCAGGCCACCGCGTCGCAGATGGCCGCGTTCTGCTTGAGTAAGAACGCCTCCCCGCAGCTCCCGAGCTGCACCGTGGAGGAGCTGGCCCGCATGTTCATCGAGGAGGGCGAAGCCGAGGGCGTCCGGGGTGACGTGGCCTTCGCGCAGAGCCTCCACGAAACCGGCTATTTTAAGTTCGGCGGGATTGTCCTCCCGACTCAAAACAACTACGCCGGGATCGGAGCCCTCAACGGAAACGCCACCGGACAGGCGGCGAGCTTCCCCGACCCGCGCACCGGCGTCCGGGCGCAGATCCAGCACCTCAAGGCGTATGCCTCCACCGAGGCCCTGGTGAACGAGTGCGTCGATCCTCGCTTCTCCCTGGTCGCTCGTGGCGTCGCGCCCTATGTGGAATGGCTGGGCGCGGCGGACAACCCCCAGGGGCGCGGGTGGGCTGTTCCCGGCGCGGGATATGGCGCGAACATCGTGAAGCTGCTCGGCCAGATCCTCGCCTACAAAGACCCGGGAGACGGCTACCCGGAGGGAACGCCCGCATGGCAGAAGGAGGGCTTCGAGATCCTGGTGCAACGCGGGATCATCAACTCCCCCGACGTGTGGAAGGCTCGCTTCAATCAGCCGATCATGGTCGGCGAGATCCTGGCGATCATCGGCAGACTGTAACCGGAAAGGAGGGCGCAGGACATGGATGAGCTCGTAAAGGACTTGACCCTGGACATGATTTCCGAAGGTCTCTATCGGATGATCGCCGAGGCAATCGGGACGGATAACTTCTACAAGCTGGCCGAGATCGTCGGAGGCACTACGATCTATATCCCGAAGCCCGAGAGCCTCACCCGCCCCGTCCGCGACGCCCGCATCAAGAAAGAGTTCACCGGCTATAACCACCAGGAACTCGCCCGGAAGTACGGCGTCACCGAGAGATGGGTTCGGCGCATTTGCGGCCCCGGGCAAGCGGAAGGGCAGATCGGGATCTTCGACTACCTGGAAGACCCCGGGGACGTATACGAGGACGAGGGGCCTTGTAATTCTTAGAAGCGCTTCGTATATCAAATTCCACAAAACAACCCTAAAATAGGACTACAAGCTACGCTTGTAGTCCTATTTTTTATGCTTTGAGAAGGAGGCAAAACACACATGAACATGGAACTCATCACCAGCGCAGCGAGCGACGCTCTCGTCAACGTCGTCCTCGCAGTCATCGCCCTCGCCGGGGCCTACGGGGTCTACTATATCCGGCTGGGCGCGGCCAAGCTCAAGGAGCAGACAGCGCAGATCAAGGACGAGGCGGGCCGGAAGGTGCTCGAGGACGCCCTTGACGACGTGGTCAACCTTGCGACGGTCTCCGTCGGCGCGATGGAGCAGACCACCGCGAAGGCGCTCCGCGACGCGGTCAAGAACGGAACGGCAAGCCGTGAGGAGCTGCTCGCCCTGGGCAAGCAGGTCTTTGACGAGGTGAAGGCGGCGATCACGCCCGAGGCGCAGCAGGTCATCACCGACAGCCTGGGCAGCTTCGACAAGTACCTCACCGCCGTCATTGAGGACGCCGTCCTCCACATCAAGAACGAAGACCCCTATCTCACCCTGTCCGGGGAGCTGCTTGACGGCGTCACCATCGACGGCGCGGAGGACGGGGTCTCCCAGCGGTAAGGAGGGGGACGCATGGACGGAGCAACGATTGCGATGTTCGTCTTTCAGACGGTCATCACGGCGATCATCGGCGTCGCCTCCTGGGGAGTCAAGAACGCGATCGGCGAGATGAAGTCGGCGATCACGAAGCTCGAGGCGGCAGACAAGAAGAACGCCGAAGACATCGCCGCCGTTCGAGGAGAGCTCGGCGACCTCAAAGCCGACCTCCCCCTCATCTACACGACCCGGGAGGACTTCATCCGGGTCTCGAACAACATCGACCAGAAGCTCGACAAGCTCCTATACAGGAGCCCGGCAAAGGAGGGATAAAAGACCATGGCTTTTTTTGACGACATGACGGAGCAGGAGATCCGGCAGAACAAGGCGATCCGGGGCTACATCGTCCGGGCCCTGGCGAAAGGCAACCAGAACTCGCTGCTCGTGCGGCAGGTGACGAACGCGCTCCTCGCCGACAACCTCATCACCGTCCCGGACATCTCGAAGCAGCTCTCCTATTTGGAGGACGGCGGCTACATCGAGTTCACGGACAAGAGGGCGACGGCCTACAACGCATACCGCCGGGACGCCGTCATCCAGCTCACGAAGGCGGGCGTCGACCTCGTGGAAGGCACGAGGGAAGACCCCGGCGTAGATGTCTAAGGGCGAACGCCGGAGGACGCGGATCAGCTCGACGATCGACAAGCTCCCGGACGACATCAAGACGGAGCTCGACGTTCGGCTCGCGGACACGGCCAACACCTACGAAGACCTCTCCGCGTGGCTCAAGGCGGAGGGCTACGAGATCAGCAAGTCGGCGATCGGGCGCTATGCGATCCGCAGCACCCAGGCGGCGCAGCGCGTCGCCGAGACATTGCAGCGGACGCAAGCGATCGCCCAGGCCGTCGAGGCCCACCCCGACCTCGACTACACGAAGGCCGCTTCGATGGTTCTCATGGACGGCCTCATGCAGCGAGTCAGCACGGCGGAGGACGACTTCGCCGAGATGCCTCTCGACAAGGCGGGGCGTCTCATCGCGAGCCTCGCCCGGAACGCAACCTATGAGAAGCGCGTCCGGCAGGACATGAAGAAGAAAGCCGAGCTTGCCTTCGACCAGCTCGAGGCCGAGCTCATGGCAGCAATCAAACAGCACCCGGAACTCGCCGGGGAGCTGCATGACGTCCTCTCGAGGGCGAGGGAGAAGGTGCTCGACGATGGCGAAGATTGACCTCAAGGAATACCTCGAAAGACTCGAGGAACCGGAAGACCGGGAGGCCGTCGCGAGCCGCGAATATCAAAAGGAACTGTTTGAGCAGTACGTCCAGAAGGGGGACAACTTCCCCGAGCTCCGGGCGCAGCTCCTCAAGGAGTACCAGGACGGGGCCGACCTCACGGGCCCCCAGGGTCTACGCCGGAAGCTCGGAGCGTTCGACCTGGGCTATTTTGGCCGGGCCTACCTCCCGCACTACTTCGTCAGACCCTCGCCTCCCTTCCATGAGGAACTCGACCGGATCTTCCGGGAGGGCGTTATGAAGGGTATGAACCCCAGCACAGACGCGAAGCAAATCAGCCGGGCCAACGGATGCCGGAGGGCAGTCGAGGCCCCGCGTGGACATGCCAAGTCGACGAACTTCACCTTCAAGGACTCCATACACTCGGCGGTGTACGCCTACAAGCACTACGAGATCATCCTCTCGGACAGCTCGGAACAGGCGGAGGGCTTCCTCTCCGACATCAAGACCGAGCTCGAGGAGAACGCAGCGCTCCGCGAAGACTTCGGAGAGCTTGAGGGGCGCGTCTGGAAGGCGTCGGTCATCCTCCTATCGAACGGGGTAAAGATCGAGGCCCTGGGCGCTGGGAAGAAGATCCGAGGCAGACGGCACAAACAATGGAGGCCCGACCTCATTCTTTGCGACGATCTCGAGAACGACGAGAACGTCAACACCCCGGAGCAGCGGAAGAAGCTCCGGGACTGGTTCTACAAGGCGGTCTCGAAAGCGGGCGACACCTACACGGACATCGTCTACATCGGGACGCTGCTCCACTATGACGCCCTCCTCGCCAATGTCGCCAAGAACCCCGAGTATGAGGCCGTCCGCTACAAGGGCGTCATCTCGTTCGCAACGAACACGGCCTTGTGGGACGCCTGGGAGCGGATATTCACCGATCTCGAAAACCCGAAGCACAAGGAGGACGCCGAGGACTTCTTCAAGGCCAACGAGGCCGAGATGCTGGAAGGCACCGCCGTCCTCTGGGAAGAAAAGCTCCCCTACTATGCCCTCATGGTTATGAGGGTATCCGAGGGCGAGGCGAGCTTCTCGTCGGAGATCCAGAACGAACCCATAGACCCGGAGAATTGCGCGTTCGCCGAGGAGTGGTTCGACTTCTACGACGACGGGCAGCTCCCCCCGGACTTCTCCGACTCGAAGTTCCTCTTTGTGGCGGCGAATGACCCCTCCCTCGGAAAGAACCGAAAGAGCGACACCTCGGCGATCATCGGCATAGCGAAGGACACCTCGACGGGCTACATGTACGTCGTCATCGCTGACATCGCCAAACGGAAGCCGGACAAGATTATTGAGGACGCGATCGAGGCGTCTCGTCGGCTCAAGCGTGAATACAAGAAGCCCCTCTACAAGTTCGGCGTCGAGACGGTTCAATTCCAATATTATTTTGCCGAGATCATGCGGCAGAAGTCCGCCGAGATCGGCGAGTACCTTCCTATCGAGGAGATCAACAGCGTCCAGAACAAGGACGCCCGCATCCAGTCCTTGCAGCCCTTCGTCAAGAACGGCTACCTCAAGTTCTCGAAGCGGCACAAGGCACTCCTCGACCAGATGCTCAAGTACCCTATGGGGAAGAATGACGACGCCCCCGACGCCCTGCAAATGGCCGTCTCCCTGGCTCTCTCGGTCAAGGTCGGGCGTCGACCGGATTACAAATCAGTTTTAGGCCGTGCGATCAAGTTCCGGCGCGGGGCCTACTAAAAGGAGGTGGGACGGTTTGGCCGACCAAAGCAAAAATAAGTGGTTCCCGTGGCGGCGGCTCTTGAGGTCTACGCAGACACCGAAGCCGGAGACGCGAGAGGTCGCGGTCTCCCAGGTGACGGACAAGTACAGCGAGTACCCCTCGGACGGGCTCACTCCCGTCCGTCTGGCGGAGATCTTCAAGGAGGCCGACGCGGGAGATGTGCTCCGGCAAGCCGAGCTTTTTGAGGAGATGGAGGAGAAAGACCCGCACCTCTTTTCCCAGCTCCAAACGAGAAAGAACGCGGTCACGGGCCTCGACTACGAGGTCATCCCGTTCGACTCGGACGACCCGAGAGACAAGGAGATCGCCGAGTTCGTAGAAGCACAGATCGGCGGGATCGAGGGGTTTGAGGATGTCATGCTCGACCTCCTGGACGCAATCGGCAAGGGCTTCGCGGTCTCTGAAATCATGTGGAGCTATGACGAAGGGCACGTCGTTGTCGGAGACATCCGCTCGCGGCATCAAAAGCGGTTCTTCTGGGACACTGTCGACGACTCCTTCAAGGTTCGGACGCAGGACGCGCCGGAGGGAATCCTTCTTCCTAAGAACAAGTTCATAGTACACAAGTACAAAGCCCGCAGCGGCCACCCTTCGCGAGCTGGCGTTCTTCGCGTGGTCTCCTGGATGTACCTATTCAAGAACTACACCCTCAAGGACTGGGTCGCGTTCTGTGAAGTGTTCGGGATGCCGCTCCGGCTGGGCAAGTATCAGCCGGGCGCAAGCGAGGAGGACAAGCGGGCGCTCATGCAAGCGCTTGTCGCTATCGGAGCCGACGCGGCGGGCATATTCCCGGACGGCACGACGATCGAGTTCGTAAACACCGAAAAGACCAGCTCGACCGACCTCTATGAAAGGCTCGCCCGTTATTGTGACGAGCAGGTCTCGAAGGCGATCCTCGGCCAGACCTTGACCTCGGACTCCGGGGGCGGCAGCTACGCGCAAAGCAAGACGCACAACGACGTCAGACACGACCTCACCGTTGCAGACTGCAAGGCCCTCGCGGCCACGCTCCGGCGCGACCTCATCCGCCCCCTGGTGCTCTACAACTTCGGGGAGGACAAGCGCATCCCCTATCTACGGTTCGACGCCGAGGAGTCGGAAGACCTCACCCAGACGGCGACCGTGATCGGGACGCTCATCCGGGAGGCCGGTCTCAAGGTTCCGACCTCCTACATCTACAAGAAGTTCTCCATCCCAAAACCGGAGGGAGACGAGGAGATCGCCACACCAGCAACCCAGACACAGGGCGCAGGGATCGGCCCCTTCTCCTTCAAAGCAACCGCGCCGGAGACGCCGATCGCGCTCAAGGCCGGGGGCGCAGCGGGCCACGGGACGCAGGAACGCATCGACCAACTTGCGGCAGCGGCCACCAAAAAAAGCGCCGGAGCATTCAAGAAGGCGTTCGGCCCCGTTCTCAAAATTATTGAGAAAGCCGAGAGCCTTGAGGAGCTCCGCGACATGATGGAAGACGAGAAGGCCGTCGCCTCCCTGTTCGGCGAGATGGACATCTCCGACGTGGAGGAGCTGCTTCAAAAGGTCATGCTCTACGCAGACCTCGAGGGGAGGTCGCTCGAAGATGGACGAGATTGAGGCCGTATTCAACCGGAAGGACATGACCTTCGAGGAGGCCGTCAAGTATTTCAAGGAGCGCGTCCCCGTGTCCGCCTCCGTGTTCTACCGCATCGCGGAGAAATACCGGGGGCTTGCCTTCACCGTCGGCGGCTACACGAAGGCCCAGATCCTCAAGCGGTTCTACGATGAGATCCTCGCAGCCCTGGAAGACGGGAACACCCTCTCGGAGTTCCGCTCCCGGATGAATGAGTTCCTCACCTCCGAAGGGTATGAGGGGCTCGACCCGCTGCAAGCCGACCTCATCTTCCGCACCAACATCCAAACGGCCTACAACGTGGGCCACTATGAGCAGATGACAGACCCGGGAGTCATGAAGCTCCGCCCCTATTGGCAGTACGACGCCGTCAACGACGCCCACACCCGCCCGAGCCACCTCGCGATGGACGGAAGGGTATTCCCGGCGGACAGCGCCGTGTGGGACTCCTGGTTCCCTCCGAACGGGTTCCGGTGCCGCTGCACCGTCAAGACCCTATCAAAGCGGCAGGTCGAAGCCCGGGGGCTCAAAGTGGAGCAATCAGCGCCGGGCGGGGTAATGCCCGACCCGCACTTCTCCACCAACCCCGCGAAGGTACGCTTCACGCCGGATCTCAAGGACTACCCCGAGGCGCTCGTGAAGGCGTACCAAAAGCGAGAAAAAGAGAACCCCTCTTTATAGCCCCGTAGAGGCCCGAGGAAGGGCCAAACGGGACGGGGGTGAAATTCCCGGGGCATACCGGGAAGGCACCGTTATAACGCGAGATAACGGCGTTATAGACGATTGTGAGCACCACACCAAAGGAGACACCAGAAAATGAACGACTTTCTCACCCTCAAAGGGGGCGAAGTGGATGTCGGAGGAGCGCCGGAGGTCATCTCCGTCCTGCCCTTCGGTCATGTCGTGAGTCAGAAGGGAGAGTTCGACGTCGACGAGGAGAGCCTCGCGGCGATGAAAGAACAGATCGCGCAGCGAGGCGTCGACCTCGTTGTCGACTATGAGCACCAGACACTCACGGGAGAACGAGCTCCCGCCGCCGGGTGGGTCAAGGAACTGTTTGCCGAAGACGGGCACATCAAGGCCCGGGTCGAGTGGACAATTCCCGCGAAGCAGTACCTTGAGAACAAGGAATACCGCTACCTCTCCCCGGTCATCACCGTCCGCAAGTCGGACAACAAGGCGACGGGCCTCCACTCCCTCGCCCTCACCAACACCCCAGCGATCGCGGGCATGACCCCGATTGTCAATTCATCCACATTTCAAGGAGGAGAAACCAACATGAACGAACTCATCAAGAAGCTCGCGGCAGCGCTCGGCCTGGGCGAAGACGCGGACGAGGAGCAGATCCTCACGGCGCTCTCGGCTTGCGTCGAGGAGAACAAGGCGCTCAAGGAGGCGGCGGAGGGCGGAAAGGCCCCCGGCAAGAAGCCCGGCGAGGACGGCAAGCCCGGACAGGACGACGGCATCATCGCGAACAAGGCCGTCTGTGAGCTCCTGGGCCTCAAGGCCGGGGCCTCGACTGCTGACGTTGCCGCCTCTATCATGGCCCTCAAGGGCGGCGTCGATGGCCGCGTCAAGGCCCTCGAGGAGAAGCTCGCCGACCGCGATGCCGAGGAGGCCGTGGAACTGGCCCTCAAGGGCGGCAAGATCACCCCGGCACAGAGAGCATGGGCCAAGGAGTACGCCCTCAAGAGCCCCGACGGCTTCAAGGCGTTCCTTGAGAAAGCTCCCCAGGTCGTCCCCATGTCCGAGATCGCCGGGGGCGACGCGCTGGCTCTCAAGGGTGACGAACTCGATGAGGCGACGATGCTCGTCTGTAAGCAGCTCGGCATCAGCGCCGACGACGTCAAGAAATACGGCATGAAGGAGGAATAAGACCATGGCAGCATTGACCAATGTGAGAGACACGTCCGAGCTCGGCGGGAAGTACATCGCCCTCCCGGTCAAGGGCGCGACCACCATCTATCAGGGTTCCATCGTGGCGATTGACGCCAACGGCTACGCGATCCCAGGCAAGAAGGCGACCGGCCTCAAGGCAGCGGGCCGGGCCGAGGAGACCGTGGAGAACAAGGGGGGCAACGGCGAGGCCGTCATCCGCGTCGCTCGCGGCGTCTTCATCTTCGAGAACTCCACCAGCGGCAAGATCGCCGCCGCCGAAGTCCTGGGCCCGTGCTACATCGAGGACGACCAGACCGTCACGAAGACCGCGACGAGCGCCTCGGTCGCCGGTCTCGTCATTCGCGTCGACGACGAAGGCGTCGCCGTCGAGATGGGCTTCGGCTACGCCCCGGCCACGGCTGGCGCTTAATTCATACTGACAAGGAGGAAATAGAACATGATTGTCAATCAGCAGTCCCTTAGAGGGATTTACGTCGGCTTCAATACCTTGTTCAACAGGGCGTTTGAAGGCGTGACCCCGCTCTATACCCAGATCGCCACCACTACCCCGTCCACTACGGACTCGGAGACCTACGCCTGGCTCGGCGACATCCCGGGCATGAGGGAGTGGATCGGCGACCGCGAGATCCAGAACCTCAGCGCGAGCGACTACACCATCAAGAACAAGGACTTCGAGCTCACCGTCGGCGTCGACCGCAACGCGATCGAGGACGACAAGATCGGCCTTTACAACCCTTCCGTCGAGATGCTCGGCGAGTCCGCAGCAGCTCATCCCGACGAGCTCATCTTCTCCCTGCTGGCGGGCGGCTTCTCGGAAAAGTGCTACGACGGACAGCCCTTTTTCTCCGACGCCCACAAGATCGGAAAGAAGACCGTCACCAACAAGAGCAACGCTAAGCTCACCAAGGACTCCTATGCAGCGGCCCGCGCCTCCATGATGGGCTTGACCAACTCCAAGGGCCGGGCGCTGAACCTCGTCCCGAACCTGCTCGTCGTTCCCCCTGCCCTGGAAGTAGCCGCCCGCGACATCCTGGTCGCCGACTACATCAACGGCACCAAGAACACCATGCAGGGCACCGCGAAGCCTCTCGTCATCCCCCAGCTCGCCGGGCATGACTCCGCGTGGTATCTGCTTTGCACCACCCGGCCCATCCGCCCCCTCATTTGGCAGCAGCGCAAGAAGGCGAAGTTCGTCTCCTTGACCGCCGAAACCGACAACAACGTCTTCATGCGGAAGACCTTCATCTATGGCGCGGACTATCGCGGCAACGCTGGCTTCGGCTTCTGGCAGATGGCATACGGCAGCGACGGAACCGCCGAGTAAAGTCGAGACGGAAAGAGCAAGGAGGGAGCGCCGTGAGCTATAGCACAAAGGAAGAAGTCCGGGAGATGCTCAAGGACGACGCCCTCAACGCGATCATCGGCGACACCTTCATCGAAGACCCCGCCGAGCGTGAGGAGCTCGTTGAGCCGCTCATCGAAGCGGCGATCGCCGACGCCGACGCGGAGATCGACGGCTATCTCGCTAAGAGGTACACCGTCCCGATCTCCCCGGCCCCCCGGGTTCTGAACAAGTTCTCGAAGGACATCGCGGTCTATAACCTGTTTTCCCGTATCGGCATCGACGAGAGCACCGACCAAAAGACCTATCTCAACCGATACAACGCGGCGATCAAGTTCCTCACCCTCGTCGCAGAGGGGAAGGTCTCGATCGGCACCGAGACCGAAGATCCGGCGAGCGCGGCAGCTACCGGATTTTCGGCAAAGTCAAACCCCCGTCTATTCACGCGGGCGAAGATGAGGGGGATGTAGTTCGTGTATAGTATCCGCCTTGAAGGAGAGACCGCCGCACTCCTCCGAAAAATGCGGCGATACTCGGAAATAGACCGAAGGAGCCTCAACATGGCCCTCGGCGAAGGCGTCCGAGAGTCCACCCTTGAGCGTTTCAAGGAGGGACGAGCGCCGGACGGCAGGAGGTGGAAGACCTCCATCCGGGCGGCGACC